CGCCGTGCTTCTTGATGGCGCAGCGTATGGCCTTGCCTGAGCCGAGATAGCCGTCGAAGCCGTCTTCGTCCTGTCGGTGAACGCCGACGTAGGCCTTCCCGCTGACTAGGCAGCGGGTCTCGTATACGATCCATCGCACGGATCAGTCTCTCGCGGGTTTCCCCTCCGCGAATGACTCAGATCACTTCACTGACAGGACAGAACCGCACTCGATCTTTGTCGATGACGTAATACTCGCACGCTCTGTTCTGGGCGCGGTCGTGCATCGTTTGCCGCTCCCATTGGCCCCTCGTCCACCCGTAAACAACGGCCGCGTAGTCCTCGCTCTGGCTGAGGATGGCATACATCAGCAGCGGATCGCTCTTGTCCTCGACCTTGTAGACCTCGTCGACAATCAAAGTCTGGTACGGAAAGTCTGCGCGGCAGGTGAAGTGGAGGCCGCGACGTTTCACCTCAACGCGAGCCGTGGCAAACAAGTCTCCCCGGTCGGCGTACTGTCTCCGCACGCTGGCGTCTGGCCGCGTGATGGTTTCAGGGACAGAAACAATGACCCCCTTGCTTCGCATCGCGTCGGCCACGCGCAAGACGCTCCGCCTGCTGCGCTCTAGGTCTCGAAGAAAGGCTTCGTCTTCCTTCACGGGAGCCTCCCTCCAATGAACAACGGCCCGTTCTCGCCGACATACGCTCCCGGCGTGTTCAAAGACAGGAACTCTTCGGCCTCGTCCTCGGTCATGCCGTCTCGCCTGACGAGGACGGCAATGCACTTCATGGCGTCATAGATCGCAACGTGCGGATGGTGATGGTTCGCCGTGTAGCCGATGAGTGCCTGCTCAAACCCGTCGGCGAGCAGGGCTCCGTCGTTCAACTCGGCGAGGGTCTCGCTGATCTCATCGAAACGGCTCATGCGGGGTAGACTCCACCGTCTTTTGGTGACTGCTCAGGAACCGGCATCCAGAAGTCCTCGACCCGCAGGTCTCCCATGTCGGCGACGAAGCCGGAGTCTTGCGTGGCGTCGTGCATGACGACGACCTCGTTCGGGTGCTGCGGAAAGAAGCATCGCCAGACCCCGTCGTCGAGCCAGCCGGCGAAGTTGCGGTAGCGACCGGCACTTGACTGGCCGACGATCACGACCGTCTTCAACGCGGGTGTCTTCTCGGCGACAGAAATCCACATTTCAGATTCGCTCCTGAAGGCTTGGAGCCAGTTCTCTCGCTCTCGCGACGGCCTCGCCGTTGAAGCATCGACGGCCACGGCCGCAGACTCCCGTGATGTCCTCGGCAGCGTTCAGCGGACAGTCGTCGGAGTGCAGCGAGTCGCCCTTCGGATCGTAGCCGTCGCGAAACACGACGGGCGCGATCGGATGGACCGGCCGTTCATTGGGCTCGCACTGGTAAGACCAGAACCACTGGAGATCGTCTCTGGGTCGCAATGCCGCGAGCCGTGTCCAGGAGAACTTGTCCACGCTGAAGTGGACGTAGACATTCGGCCGGGGTTCAATGTTGACCGCGTGATGGGCAAGCCGAGTCACGACCCACTGCGGGATGTCGCACATGAGAGCGGCGGCGACGTTCAGGCACTGGACGGACTCCTCGAACAGATCACCGCCGCCGTTCCACCGGACGAAATCCAGTTTGAGCCTTCTTGCCCAGGCTGCGATCCGCTCGGCCGTTGCGGGTGGGTCCGCGATCGTCGAATTGCGGAGCCTCGACTGCTTCGCGAGGGCCGCCGGCCACGTTGACGGTCCCCGACCGAAGTAGCAAGTCTCGATACAGACCTTCGTCGGCACGCAAGTCGGACCGATCGGATAGTTGAGGCTGTGACCAGTCACTTTGTTCGTCGAGAACGGATTCTCGTCCGGAGCGAGGCACTGGCCCGTGTCGAGCCGCGAGGTCTTGTCTTTGAGGGACGGGTAGTTCATCTGGCCGTCCAGGGCTTCTGGAGGTCGTCGATCTCGACGTACTTCTCGTCCTGGTATGTCCCACGGAGCGACTCGATGACGTCGTCGGCCGGGACGCGGCCAAGAATTTCAGCGGCGCGGTACTCGGTGTCGATGAGTTTGACGCCCCACACGATCTTGCCCGCGTCACCGACCCTCACCTTGACCGCGTTGCCCGTGCGGACACGACGAACCTCAATGTCGTTGCCGACATCGGCAATGTGCCTGTACTTGCCCTTCTGAGAAGAGTGCCAGACATGGCAGTGGCAGTATTGATTCAAATACCGGGCAACGGCGATCTCGCACAGCACCGCTGCGGGTTGCGCCATGCGGTTTTCCTCCATCTTGTTTTCATCGTAGTGTTCTGCATTCTGTCGGCCCCAGTTCTCCACAAAACGGGCGGCGCCGATCTGGAATCCGAGTTTGTATTCCCACGGATAGAACTCAATCACTGGATTCCTGCTGTCGACCACCCCAATCAAGCCACCATCGGGCGAGCGAAGCAGATCGTCGAACTTCGGAACTTTGATATCAGACATTTTCCCCTCGCTGTAAATCATTCACTGAACAAACTCCCCTGACCCACCTCTGCCCGCTTCCGCCGCCTCTTCACCGTCCCCGCCTCGGAAATCCGCTGCTCGGCCAGGGCGACGTAGTCCGAATTGAGTTCGATGCCGATCGAGTCACGGCCGAGAGTCTTGGCGACCGCAAGAGTCGTGCCGCTGCCGGCGAACGGATCGAGGACAACGCACGGCACGGTGTCGGCCGTCGGGCAGTCGCAGTCGCATGATTGCTGCCAGCCGATCGTCTTCACGGCCACGCCGGCCACGCTGTTCGCACAGGAGTTGCCCGTGCCGGCCTCGCCCGTTCGCTTGACGTAGTCGGCCGGACGCTGCCGCTTCAGTTTCGTCCGCTCAGTGAGCCTCGCCCACGGTGTGCCGCACTGCGGGCAGCAGCCGTGTTCGGATGTACCAGCCTTGATACAGGTCTCGGCCAGTTCCGGCGGCATCGTCGCGAAGTGGGCGCCGCTGTATGGTCGTGTGGCGATCTTCCAGACGGAGCGTCGGTTGCGGGTGGCGACCTCCGACGGCTCGCTGATCGCGACCGAGTCGAAGAAGTAGGTCGGGCTCTTCGTCAGCAGAAAGACATACTCGTGCGACTTCGTGCATCGGTCGGTCACGCTCTCGGGCATCGGCGACGGCTTGTGCCAGATGATGTCCTGGCGAAGCACCCAGCCGCCTGCCTGTGCTGCGAGGGCCAGCCGCCACGGGACTCCCAGCAACTGCTTGCCGCTGCCGTAGGAGTCGCCGACGTTGAGCCACAGCGTTCCATCGTCTCGCAGCACCCGACGACACTCGCCGAGGACGTCGGCCATCTTCGCGACATACTCCTCGACCGTCTCTTCGAGCCCGATCTGCACGGCGTGGCCGTAGTCCCGCAAGCCCCAGTACGGAGGTGAGGTCACGATGCAATGCACACTCCCGGTCGCCATCGACCGGAGATGCTCGATCGCGTCAGCGTTGACGAGAGTGTGCATTGCCGTGTCCGTACTTCGAGGTCAGTCAGCCGTCTCGCGGATGAGGTTCACGCCGAACTCGCCCGGCTTGACCGGAGGAATCGTGTCCGTCGCAACGAACTCCACGACAGCCGGTTCACTGGAATTTCCGGCATCGTCGACGTCGACGAGAGCCAGAACGACGTTCGCGCCCTGGGGGACGGTGACCTCACCGAACGAGACTGCATCGGCCGGGAAGTCGCTCGAATCAACAACGCCATCGACAGTCACCGTAAGACGACGGGCCACGACGTCGGCGTCGACGACGGGACCAGCAGAAACCGAATAGACAAGAGCCATATTGGCACTCTCCTTGCGAATGAGGTGGATACGAACCGCATAAGGCCGACGCATCCGCGCCGCCAGCCTGCGGAGTTCAGAAACGACCGTGCGAGATGACCACGGCCACATTTGAGAATCCCTTTCCTTGAGGCCCGCCACGGAAACCTTCCGTGGCAAGACGACAGTAGGTTAGCGTCTCCAGACAGAGGGTCAAGCGATTTTCTTGGCGAGCCAGCCTCGCGCCGCCGCTTTGACTTTTTCGTTCTTCGCGAGCGACGCTAGATCGCTGATGTACCACTCTTCGCCCATCGCGGAGACTTCGTCAAAAGTCTTGCCGGCGAACCGTCCCTCGCGAATCACGAACGGCTTCGGGCCACGCTCGGCAAGCAGGCCAGGAATCGGGTCGATCATCCAGGTGGTCATGCACCACCAGCCGCACATGACTCGCCACCTTTTCCTGCCGTCCACGAGCAAGACTTCGACCAGATCGGCCGGGGCACAGCACTGGGGACAGGGGACGTCGCTAAGTGAGAGCAGGAAGCCGACCGGAGCCTCGACGGGCTCCGACAGCGCGGCGTGATGGACGGGCTCTTGCGGCCGCTGCTTGTGGCCGCCCTTCTTCTTGGCTTGTGGGCCGTCAACTTCGAGCGGCGAAGTCTCGTACAGCAGGCCGTCACTCATTGCAGCGAATCTCCCCCATGAGCCAGTCTCGGTGCTGGCTCAGGCGGACATGGACGCTCTCCTCGCCGTAGGTCGCTGTCGGCTTCCTGTTCACGGCCATGATGGCCGAGTTGATGCCGGCCAGTTTGCTGCCAATGAACAGGCCGCCTCCGGAGTCGCCCCAGCAAATCAGATACTCAAGCCTCGTCCACGGAGGCCCTGCTGCGGAACAGATCAGATAGTCTTCCGTCGCCGAATCGATGTAGTTGCTGCCAGCCCGCCGCTTGCCTCCGCCCTGCTGGACGCCGCCGGTCTTGAAGTCCCCGGTCATGCCGTAGCCTGCGATGCTCGCCAGAAGACCCTGCTCGTCGCCGTCCTCGTAGATGGCCGGATACCAATCCAAGTCAAATGACTGCTCGGTGTATCCGACCGCGAGGTCGAAGCAGCCGCCGCCTTGGCCGTACTGAGGGTGTATCGAGACTCGCTTGAGGACGCGGGGCTTTCCGTCGTCAGGCGTCACCGTCCAGGCCGTAGAGTTCCGGACCGCATGTGCCGCCGTGAGGATGTGGTGCGGAGAAACGATCACGCAGGAGGCGACGACGATGCTGCTGAGGCCTTCGATTTTCTCAAGAATGTCGCCGTCGGTCTTCGGCTCTTCACAGCGGAGCATGGCAACGTGTCGGAACTTGGCTCCATACTCGATGTGCTTCTCGTCGCTCGTCGTCGGCGATCTCGTTCCGCCGGTCAACAACAAGGCCGCAACCGCAACTGCGTAGATCGCTCTCATAGTGGCAACTCCATTCGACACCGGAACCCGTCCTCGACGAACGTCACCGACTGCCTAGCCCTGGTGACGGCGACGTAGGCGACACGACACTCCTCGTCATGAATCTCTGTGAGCGTCTCTCGGCCTCGCTCGATGCTCGGGCTCGTGATCGACGACAGGATGACGTCGTCGGCCTCTAAGCCTTTCGCCGAGTGGATCGTCGAGAGACGGATCGGCGGATTGTTTGCCAGTGCCTCGCCGTGGCGAGTGGCGGTCTCGTGCCAGAGCGAGCCCCGCTCCTGGTAGCGAGGCTCCAGGGCCTCGACCCACCGTCCGCTGCGGATCAAGTCTCGCAGCGGCTGCTCGAAGCCCGCCAGTTCGAGGTCGCCGTCGGTTGGCCGCACAATGTCCAGGTTCGACTTGCGGCCGTCTTTCCACTCGGCCTTCGCTCCTCGCTGGAGAAGCGTGCCGTGCTTGTTCTTGACCGAGATCATGCCGACAGCGTTCGCCAGTGACTCGCCGAGGCACGACCGTCCGTTCTGGACAGCCCAGAGGGAGCCGTATCCAGACAACTGGACATGCGCGTGAGCCTTGTCGACCCACTGGTACGGGAGTCTGCGAGACTTGAGGATCGCCTCGTAGTCGTCGAGAGAGAACGTGCAGCGGCCCAGAATCAGGGCCGACGAATTCGCGTTGATGCCGGCCAGGGCCTCGTCTGCGGACGCGACTCGCGAGAGCCGGCCGCCGGGGGCGGCTGGCAGGATGCCACGGTCACGGTAGCCTCGGTGCATCTGCCGCAGGCACCGCTCGCCAAGAGCCAGAATCTCTCTCGGGCAGCGGTAGGACTGCGGCATGGTGAACTCCTCGGCCGCCCAGGACAGAAACAGGTTGTAGTCGCCGCCCGCGAAACTGTGGATGGAGTTCCCGGTAACTATGCCGCCCGTGGTGACGTATGTGTGGTGCTTGTGGACGTTCATGCTCCAGACACGAACAGTCTCGCCGGCCGGAAGCCGTCGGCACGAAACGATCTCAACCCACTCGCACCGTCTCTTCGAGATTCCGCAGGCTTGGTCATTCATCTTCGGAACAAAATGGATTCCAGGCAACAGATTCGATGCGTGAACCAGCCTGCTCGCCTGACCGCCGTTTTTGCATCGGTCTGCCTTCTCGCAGAGAGCATTCGACTCGCTCAGGCCATGATCGGCGAAGGCATCCTTCTTGCCCCGAGTCCTCGCCACCCACTTGTGCGTGTCTGTCGAAATGTGCTTCGTTCCGTCGGAGAGCGTGATCTCTATCAGGCTCGACGAGTCGACGTCGCGGCTTTCGATCTCGAAGCCCGCGGCGCCGTAAAACCTCCCGTCCTTGCGGCTGAAGGCAACGAGTTGGTCAGCCGACGGATCGAGGTCTTCGATGTTCTTGTATCCAGACAACGTCAGCACGGGAGTTCCGGCAGGCTGGCACTGGTACGGGTCGCCGCATAACCATACTCGCTCAATCCGACCGCTTTCCGCAAGTCGCCGAC